TGTCAAGACAGCTGCCGAATCAATTGGCGAGCTCAAACAGGTGCTTGGAGCGAAGCTGATGTCAGAGCCGCCGAAGTGTCAGCATGGGCATCGTTTGAAACGCGTTGGCACATCGGAGAAGTCGGGGAAGCCCTATCTTGGTTGGGCTTGCTCGGAGAAGAATCGAGCCAAGCAATGCCCAATCATTTGGTGGAAGCAAACGCCTGACGGTGATGATTGGCTATCGCCTGAAGATTATGCCGATTATCTAAATGAGCGCGGGTTAAATCTTGATCCTAAGATTGAAAAAGAGCCTGTTCCCGATCACATGTTAAGCGATAAGGAAAGGGCATCAAAATGAAAATTGTGCTTGATTACGCACAACAGATCAGAGCAGCCGAAGTCGCACTTAGCCGAATCAAAGAGCTTGATTTGAAACCTAATCATTCCAGCCGATATGACAAAGAGCTGTCATTTCCTGAATATGTGGCACAGGTGACGGAAAGCATCGGGGCTGAAATAGCCGTGGCGAAGTATTTTGGAATGATTGGCTTTGATCCTGCAATGAGCCGATTCAAGCTGACAGCCGATGTCGGAGCTGCCATTGAAGTCAAATGGACACACTATGACGGCGGGTCATTGATCATATATGAATCCGATCGCAATCACGATGTTGCTGTGTTGGTGGTAGGTAAGTGCCCTAAATACAGAATCGCGGGCTGGATACCTGTCAGCATTGCCAAGCGTGATCGCTACAAACACCACAAACAGCCGACTTGGTGGATCGGGCAACAAAACCTTCAACCTATCGAAAACCTGTATCGGAGCAAATATGGCGAAGCTGTATCGGGCAAAGTGTCGAATCTGTAAGGCGCACAAAGTGCATTTGAGCTTCAATGATCTTTCAGACAGATTGCCGCCTGACAAGGTATTTGTTCAATGTTCAGGTTGCAGCGCGTTTGGCGTTGAAGAATTGGAAAATGTAGAGGAGCTAGGCGATGAAGCGCAAACACACAATTGAGATGACTTTTACAGCTGAAGCGGCAACAGCTTTGCAAGCAATTCTTTACTTGCGAAGGGCGATGTCTTATCTGCCTGAATCTTATGTGGAAATGTTCGACATCAAGTTATCCACAACCGATGCACAGCCTGTGCAACACGCCGATGAATGAGCGTGGAGATTTGACGACACTTGACAATCAATTACACTCTGCACGCTCGCAGCGAGCCGCGACGCGGGTTAGCTCGCAGCGGCGGGCAAAGTGTTTGGGGAAGCTCTTTGCCTTAACGGCTCTAGCTGTGGGCACTACATATCAGACAACAAATGCAAATCAGGTTCATTGGATCAATGATTCGATGAACCTGAAGCTATATGCACACAATCAAATTGACCAATGGAATGAATTTGAATGCTTTGTTGAATTGATACATCGTGAGAGCTCTTGGAGATATTGGGTAAGGAATGGAAGCCACACAGGATTGGGGCAAATGCGATCTGATTGGTATGGTAAGCAAAGCCCACGAAAGCAAATTGATTTGACTTTAAAATATATAACAAAGCGTTATCATGGCAGGATATGTGATGGAGCATTGGCACATCAAAAGAAGTTTGGGTGGTATTAAATGACTATCAGATCGCAGCGTGATGCAAACTCAACACATTGGAAAAAGATTAGGCAACGCATTCTTCAGCGTGATGGATTCAGTTGCTTTTGGTGCGGATTGGAAGCTGACACGGTGGATCATGTCGTGCCCGTGGCTAAGCAAGGCACGGATCATGACGACAATCTTGTCGCTTGCTGCCGTCGTTGCAATTACAGCAAAAAGGATTCAATGCCTGTCGATTTTTTAGCAAGCCGTTCCACCGCCATGTCCCTCCGCGGTTTAGTTTCACCACGAAACGAATCGCAAAGTCATGACTAAGGCTGGAAAGGCTCAAAAAGGGCGTCTAAAGGTCATTACAGACACGAATCGGGATTCATCGGGATTCTTTCCACCTGTGGGCTCGATTATTGGCTGCACGCTGCCTAGAATCGCCTCAAAGCCTTCGAATTTGCCGTCTAAGGGTCAAGAAATGATTGATTTTGCCAACAGCATCGGAATGAAACTGATGCCGTGGCAAGAATGGCTGGCAATTGAGAGCCATCGCGTCAAGCCCGATGGTCGTTGGTTAAATTCTCAGGTTTGTGTCGTGGTTGCGCGCCAATCGGGAAAGACAACCTTTCAGATCATGCGGGCTTTGACGGGTTTGTTTTTGTGGAATGAGCCGCTACAAATTGGCACAGCTCATCGCTTGACGACATCGCTTGAAACCTTTAGGCATATGGTTTCGATTATCGAATCAAATGCTGTCTTGCGATCTCAGGTCAAGCGCATCAGGTGGGCTCACGGATCGGAAGAAATCGAGCTGCTCAATGGCAATCGCTACATGGTCAAGGCAGGCGGCGCGGCTGCGCGCGGTATTTCAAGACCTGAAACGATTTTTCTTGATGAGCTCCGAGAGATGAAAGACCTAGATTCGTTTGCCAGCTTGCGATATACCGCAATGGCGTCAAAAAATCCGATGGTAATTGCCTTGTCGAATGCGGGAGATCAACATTCAATTGTTTTGAATCAATTGCGGGAACGCGGTTTGGCAGCTGCCGCGGGTGCAACCGACGAAATTGGTTATTTTGAATGGTCAGCTGCAACCGATGACATTCAAGATGTTGAAAATTGGAAAGCTGCAAACCCTGCACTTGGCTACACAATCCACGAAGACAACATCAGGGCTGTGCTCAATGATCCGCCTGATGTCGTGCGCACGGAAGTGCTGTGCAGGTGGGTTGCGACAATTTCCAGCGCGATTCCGCAAGATGCGTGGAACGATTGCGGCGAAGACGATTTGCAGCTCGATCCTCTTGCACCGACTTGGCTTGGTTTGGATTTCTCGCCCGATCGCAGATCAGCGGCATTAGTTGCAGCTCAAAAATTGACCGAGGATCGTTTCCAAGTCAAACTTTTGCATACTTGGACAAATCCTGTCGCCCTAGACGATAGAGCTGTTGCAAATGATGTGGCGACCTATGCCCGAAAGTATGCAACCGAAACCGTAGCATTCTCACGCCGCACGGCTGCCGCGTCAGCAATGAGATTGCAGCCCGCTGGCATCGGAATCACCGACATTGACGGGGCAATTTATGCACAGGCGTGCGACGAGCTTCTCGGCGCGATTACTTCACGCAGACTTCGGCACGGCAATCAACCTGAATTGACATCGCAGGTTTTGTCAGCCGCTCGATTAAGAATGGGCGACACAGGTTGGGTCATTGGTCGCAGAGCTTCTCAATCAACCGTCACAGCTTGCGTCGCAATTGCGTTGGTCAGCCATTTTGCGACACGCCCATCAACAGAGATTGACATTTTGGTCGGATAGTGCTCAAACGCGCGGGAGAATCCGCGCATGGCAATTCGTGATTGGTTTATCACCGCGCCGCAACAGGCTGCCCAAAAAACCGAGGATCACTTAGACATCGCGGCAAGTCTTGCGCCGCTTAATACAATCAACAGCCTTTCAGGATTCTTGCTGACGCCAATCACCGCGACACGCGATGAGGCAATGGCTGTGCCGACAATAGCTCGCGCGAGGAACATAATTGCGGCTTCAATCGCATCAATCCCGTTGCACATCATTGACGAATCGACAGGTCAAGAAATCTATCCACCGCGAATTATCAATCAACCTGACAAGCGCGTCACAGGTTATTCAGCTTACAGCTTCGTCGTTGAGGATTTGCTCTTCTACGGCGTCGCCTATCTTCAAATTATGGAACTTTATGCAGACACAGGTCGCATTCGTGACACACAAAGAATCGCACCTGATCGCGTTCAAATCATCACAAACGCAATGAGCACCGAAATCACAGGATACCGCGTAGATGGAATGGTTGTGCCAAATCAAGGCGTCGGATCACTTGCTGTGTTCAATGGAATTGATGAGGGTTTGTTAAATCGTGCTGGAAGAACAATCAAAGCCGCATTCGCACTTGAAAAGGCTGCCACAATATATGCGCAAGAGCCTTATCCAACAATGGTTTTGAAATCTTCTGGCACAGCTCTTCCCGCCGATCGCATTCGTGCGCTTTTGGATAGTTGGAAAGTATCACGCGCGCAACGGAGCACTGCATTCTTGAATGCTGACATTGAATTGCAATCAGTTGGCTACGATCCCAAATCATTGCAGCTCAATGAAGCTCGCGAACAAGTTTCGACCGAGCTCTGTCGCGCGATTGGTTTGCCTGCATATTACGCCGACGCAAACACAGGCAGCTCAATGACTTATTCAAATGCAACACTTGCGCGTCAATCGCTTTTTGATTTCTCGCTGCGAAATTTTGCGCGTGCAATTGAAACACGATTGTCAATGCCTGATTACACGCCCGCTGGACAGACCGTGCGCTACGACTTAGACGATTACTTGCGCGGATCAGCAAAAGAGCGCGCCGAAGTTTATGAAATACTCAATCGCATTGGCGCAATGTCAATCGAAGAAATCCGAGAGGAAGAAGACCTAATCCGATGAAACTATCAATTCCGATTCAATTAACCGCGGCAGATTCAGAGCGTCGATTGATTTCAGGTCGAATCGTCACTTGGAATGAAGAAGGCAACACGAGCGCGGGTCGCACCATGTTTCAAGCTGGATCAATTGCGCCACGAAATGTGAAATTGCTTTTGGAGCACGATCGCACACGCCCAATCGGTCGCGTCGTTGAAATGACGGAAACACCACAGGGAATTGATGCGACTTTTAAAATTGCAAACACCACAGCTGGAAGCGACGCGCTGGAAGAAGCGCAAACACAATTGCGCGACGGATTTTCTGTTGGAATTTCTGTTGATGCATGGGATAACAAAAACGGCGTTTTGGTCGTGTCAGCTGGCAAGCTCGATGAGGTCAGTTTGGTCGCAGAGCCCGCCATCGACAGCGCAAGGGTTTCAGATGTAGCCGCGTCATATGACGATGAAGAAGAAAAAGAAAAATCAGAGAATTCCGAATCAATCGATTCTGGAACAACCGAAGAAATAGGAGAAGACGAAGTGGAAAACACCGTCACAGAGCAGGCAGCACCCGCCGAAACGGTGGAAGCTGCTTTGACTTCAAATTCGGCTGCAAGTCAGCCGAAGTTTTACACCGCGCCACGAATTGAATTGACTAAGGTCAAGTATCTTGAAAACACAATTCGCGCGGCACTTGGCAGCGAAGAAGCCCGCATTTATGTAAAGGCAGCTGACGACGCCACAAACAATCCAGCAATGTTTCCGACCCGTCAATTGACAGAGGTTTGGAATCCGCTTGGAACAAATGTCAGAGGTTGCGTCGATGCGCTTTCCAAGGGGCAATTGCCTGATGCAGGGCTCACTTTCGAGATTCCTAAGATTACACAGCTTCCATCTGTCACCGAAGAAGCCGAAGGCGGCGCGGTTGCTGATGTGAATGTCAATAGCGAGTTCATTTCGGTGTCTGTCAAAAAATTCAGCGGTAGTCAGGTATTTTCTGTCGAGCTTCTCGACAGGAGTTCGCCCGTCTTTCTAAACGAGTTGCTTTTAACTATGGAGCAGGCTTACTCAAAGGCGACCACCGAATATGCAAATGATCAGCTTGTCGCAGGTGGAGCACTTAACGCAACAGCTCGCGCAAATGACAAGGAAGCGTTGCTTGCATATGTTGCAAGCGGAAGCGCGGCTGTCTATGCAGCAACAAAAGGTTTTGCAAGGAATCTAGTTGTTGCACCTGATCAATGGGCAAATATCATGGGCTACAACGATTCAGGTCGCCCAATCTACAACGCGGCTGCACCACAAAACGCGGGTGGAAATGTGACACCGACATCATTGGTCGGCAATGTTGCAGGTTTGAACCTTTATGTTGATGCCTATAAGACAGGATCAGGCGACAACTCAATGTTTGTCATCAATCCTGATGCTTACACTTGGTATGAATCACCACGCGCAAACCTTCGCGCAAATGTAATCGCCACAGGTCAAGTTTCAGTTCTGTATTACGGATTTGCCGCTCTTGCCACAAAAACAGGCGCGGGCTGCAACCGTTTCAACTTCACCTAAGCCGATTAACTAATCATCGATCAGCTGCGCTCCCGTAGCTGATCGAGCAGAATCGAAAGGAACGCTCATGCCAAACATCGTCAGCGCGCAAGACTTGCGCACCGTGCTTGGCGTGAGCGTTTCGCTTTATCCTGACAGCTATCTTGACGACATCATCAATTCGGCTGAAGCTGTTGTTTTGCCGATGTTGGTTGCCAATTCGTCAGCGGTTGCAATGTATGAGATCGAAAATAACATTCTTTACATCTACACCGTCAGAGCTCACAAATTTGTCACAGGTCAAAGCGTGCAACTTAACAATTGCGACGCTTCCATTGACGGCACTTACACCGTCACCGCGGATTACACACATTCGCCCTATGTCTTCACAGCTGCAAAAGTCACAACAAATGTGACGCTTCGCGCCGTCATTCCAAACGGATCAGCGACATTGGTTGGCAAATCTGCCGCCGATATTTATGCAAACAATGACGCTGTTGAGAATGCTGTGATTATGACCAGCTCTGAAATTTTCCAAGCCAAAACCGCCGCGGGCAATTCCATTGACGGCGTTGATTTCCAAGTTTCACCGTGGCGAATGAGCCGTCAGCTATTGACACGCGTTTCAGCCTTGCTCGCGCCATTTTATGAAGTCGAATCGATGTGTCAGTGATGCCATCATCAATTCAAACAAGTGTCAGAGATACTCTGCAAAGCGCGCTGTCAAGCGTTTCGGCAAATGTTTATGATTCTGTGCCTGAAGCTGTGATTCCGCCGTTTTGCGCGCTAGTTCCTAGCGATCCTTATCTTCAACCAAATCTCATTGGCAAATCGACAATCAAGGTTCAAATCAATCTTAGAATCACGGCAGCTGTTGCCTATATGTCAAACAGCGCATCGCTGGACAACTTGGAGAAGCTACTCATCAGCATTCTGGCGGTTATACCGTCAGGCTACATCGTCGGAGATATAACCGTGCCGTCGATTGTTTCGGTCGGATCGTCAAACCTGCTATCGGCAGACATACCCGTTTCCACCTACTACACACAAACAAACTAGGAGCAGACATGCCAACAAATATCATCACGGGGCGCGATGTGTCTTTCACGATTGGTGGAAACAATTTCGACGCCCAAACAACATCGGCAATCCTGTCAAATGAGCACATCATCGAAACTTATCAAACGCTTGATGGTCGCGCATATAAGGCAATTGACGATCAATGGACATTCGATGTCGAAATGCTTGCAGATTGGGGCGCAACAGGATCACTCTGTGAAATTCTGTGGAGCGTTTGCGAATCTGCACCAAACACAGGCATTTCAACCGTCATGACGGCGGCGACAGGTGCTACATTCACATTTCAGGTTTTGCCCGTCTTCCCATCGGTCGGCGGAACTGCACCTGATGCACAAACTGTGACGATGAGCTTCACCGTCATTGGCTTACCAGCTGAAAATTTCAGCTAGGATTTAGAGAAACGGGAGCAAAATGAAACTAGCAATTCAAATTGAATATCAATCAGGCGATGTGGCGACTTATGTCGCTGCACCGCCTGAATGGGCGAAGTGGGAGCAAAAGACAGGCTTTCGCATTGGTCAAGCCCAAGAGAAGATTGGCGTTTCAGATTTGATGTTTTTGGCATATCACGCCATGAAGCGTGAAGCCGCGGGCAAACCTGTGAAGCCTTATGACACTTGGTGTGAAACGATTGCAGAGATTGTCGTAGGTGACAACAGCCCAAAAGTCACGGAAGCGGAAGCGTCAGCCGACTAATCGTTGAGCTCGCAATCGCCACAGGCATTCCGATGCCATATTGGCAATCCGCTGAAGATATTTTGACAGCGATTGAGATTTTGGAGAAAAATGGCGGCGGCAAAAGGTCAGGGTAAGATCAGCATCGATGTTGATCCGATTGCTTTGAAAGACTTGCGCGCCACATTAAGGTTGCTTGACAAGGAAACATCGTCAGAATTACGCGACAAAGCGCAACCGCTTTCCAAAAGCCTTGCCCGTGAATTAAGCGTTGCCGCCGCTTTTGGTTCAGCTCCACCGCAAGCAATTTTGGTCGCGCGATCAATTAGCACACCAAGAGATCGCATGATTCGGGTTGATGTTGGCGGATCAAAACGCGTTGGCAGACCATATGGCGGCAAAAGACCTGACACAAAAAGCACATCGGCGCAGGCTGGTCAGCTCTTATGGGGCAGCGAATATGGAAGCGGCGGGCAGCCAATAGATCAGGCAGGTCGGCGAATGGGCAGATCAAGATTCGTCAAGGGCAGAAATAAGCGCGGCTATTGGATCAATCCGACCGTCGATGCAAACATCAAGCCCATTGCTGACGAATATGTGCAGATTGTCAAGGATATAGTTAAGCGATTGAAACTTGAAGGCGGTGAGTAATGGCTGGAATTCCAAAAGTCAAAATTCAATTTGATGCGGATTTAGATGGTTTGAAAAAAGGCACAGCCGCCGCCGACAAAGAAGTTGGCGGGTTTGCAGATAAGGTCGGCGAGTTTGGAAAGAAAGCGGCTGCCGCTTTTGCTATTGCTGCCGCTGCCGCTGCCGCTTATGCCGTCAAACTTGCTGTTGATGGTGTCAAAGCCGCAATTGAAGATGAGCAAGCACAACTCAAATTAGCAAATGCGTTAGAGGCTGCAACAGGTGCAACAAATGCACAAATCAAAGCGGTTGAAGATCAAATTTTGAAAACATCGTTGGCGACGGGTGTTGCTGACGATAAATTGCGACCAGCCTTGCAGCGTTTAGCTGTTGCAACAGGCAACACCGAAGAAGCTCAAAAACTTCTCAATCTTGCTTTAGACATAAGCGCGGCAACAGGCAAACCGCTTGAAACCGTCAGCAATGCACTTGGCAAAGCCTATGAAGGCAACACAACAGCGTTGGTCAAATTAAACGCAGGAATTTCCACAGCCGAGGCAAAAACCTTAGGCTATACGGGAGCGGTTGAACAATTGACGGATTTGTATGGCGGTGCAGCTGCAAAAAATGCTGACACATTTCAAGGTCGCATTGATCGCGTCAAAGTTGCTTTTGATGAAACGAAAGAATCAATCGGTCAGGCTCTTTTGCCTATTGTGGAAAAATTGCTTGGCTTTATCACGGGCACGGTTTTGCCCGTGTTTCAAAAGTTTTCCGATGCTTTAAGTGGGTCAGGCGAAGGAATTTTGGGTCGCTTTGAAGCCATTGTCAATTATATTCGCGACTTTGTTGAACCGATTTTTAATGCCGTGCGCAATGCTTTTGTCAAAGTGTCTGATGCACTAAAAGAACAAAAACCGCGATTTGATGACATTTTGAAAATTTTCAAAGAAATTTTTGAATTTGTAGATCAATACCTTGTTCCAATTTTCAAAACAATTCTTGTCAAATACATTGAAAGTTTTGCGGCGTCTGCATCAACAGCAATCAAAGTGGTTGTTCCTGTAATTGAAACCGTTTTGAATACCATCAAAAGCGTCATCAATGGAATCATCAGCGTCATCAACACGGCGATCAATCTTTACAACAAAGCGAACAATCTTTTTGGCGGCAAAGACATTGCAAACATTGGAAAAATTGGTGCGGGTGGAACTACTACATCAGGCACGGTCGGCGGCATTCAATTGCCTTTTGGCGGTGCAAATGTTGGCGGTGCGGCGGGTGCAACGGGCGGAGCTTTAGGCAGCGGCATTGGAGCAGGGCTTGGGTCAGCTCTCGGCACAGCTCTTGGATCAGCTGTTGGAAATAGTGCGGCAAAAGCTGTCAAGGAATTGCCAAAAACATTGATTGAAGAAATATCGGAAGCAAATTGGTTGAAAAAGACAATTGAAGAAGGTGTGTTCGATGCCGCTCGATTTAGAATGGGCGAGGAAAGAAGCATGTTGCCACCTGTTCCATCAATGCCGACTTTTGATGTTGCAGCTGCTAGACGCGGCGAGGAAAGAGGCAACACATACAATGTGACGGTCAATGGGGCAATGGATTCTGAAAGCACCGCGCGGCAAATTGTGACGCTGTTGAATGATTCACAGGCTCGCGGCACGCTTGGCGCAAGTGGATTTGCAGGGCTGATTGCAGAATGAGCGT